ATAAAAAGATTGTCGGCATCATTAGGTATGTAGAACTCAACCTTGAGGTCTGTTGCTATGTCGAAGTCGGTTAGAAGGCTCATCGAAGTAGGCTAGTCCCTCCCTGTGAGCGCAACTTGGCGTTAATGTCATCTATTAGATCCTGAGCGTTTACCTTTGCCCGGTTGATGTTTACATTTATGGTTGTACCTGCATCACTCCCTGAGCCTGTAATCCCCTTAGTCTGCGAAATAGGCTTGCCGAACTGGTCGAAACGTTGCCTCGGCTGTGAGTTTTCTAGCCTCTGTTCATTACCCCTGCCCGAAGTAACATCAGGCGCGAAAGAGATAGCTGCTGCTGCTGCGTTAGCTTTACCCATAGCGCCTGAGAATCTTGCTGTAGCCGCTGCCATGTCTGAGAAGTATGCAGCAGGGTTACTTAGAAAAGGAGTGGCGTTAAACATCTGACCGATAGCCCCGAAAGTTTCCTGGGTAAACACGCTGAGATGTGTGAGCATTCTCATAACGCTTATAATGCTGTCACCTAGCCAGTTGAAAACCTGATCTGATGTTATGTCATTTGAGGCTACCCCAAAAGTCTCTGCGAACTTGCTCATAGAATCACCGATAGAGCTTATTTGAGTTTGTGCCTCACCGCTGGGGTCGATTATAGAAGCCCAGAAGTCTTGGAACGCCGGGATAACTGTATCGAGAATAAATTCTTGAATGGTCTGCATAATAGGCATAAACTTCTCGCCTATCTCTGCGCGAGTGTTCTCTATCTCTGCCTTTAGTATTCGCTGCTGGTTAGCTAAGCCGTCTGAGGTGTTTGCAAAGTCTCCGGTTACGCCTGAAGTCTGCTCCATTAGACTTGAGTAGCGAGCAGTGACCTTCTCTGCCTCGGTCATTTCGGTCGTGCCGTCTGTGATTCCTGTCTCTAAAGCGTGCTGCAATACTGTTGCCGCGCTTAGGTCGATACCGTAATTTCTTAGCGGTTCTGATTGGCCTGCTAGACCAGACTGAAATTTATTTAGGGCATCTGCGACATCTAAGTTGAATACTGAGGCGAAGTCTGCTCCTCGCTGAGATAGCTCGTCTACTACTGTTACTACGTCTCCACCGTCTCCGGCGATAGTTTCCGCGAAGCTTGAGAACTGAGTGGCTATGTTGAATAGTTCTGTCTTAGATAGCCCTAGTCCCCTGGCGGCATTTTCACCTAGCTCTAGAATGCCTTCTGCTGCATCTCCAAAAGATACGTCTACAGCATTAGTTGCCTCTGAGAGATCGCTAGTCGCATCTATGGCTTTCTTAATTTCAGTTACTGCTAGTACTCCTAGCCCGATACCAATAGCTCCCACAACTTTGCCAATGTTGGCACCGATTTTCTTGAACTTTTCGCCTAAGTCTTTAAAGCTTCCTTCAGCGCCTTTGGTAGCCTTAGCAAGATTTTTATACTCGCCAAGTATCTCTACATTTAGCACTAAGCTCATTTTGCTCTCCTATGTACCTCAGTTGCAAAAGCTGAGTATTCTGTCCCTGTAAGCTTTCTATACTCACTAGGGCTAACACCTGTAGCTATGACGAACCCTGCCATTTTTTTAGCATGATGTTCAACTACTTTTTTCCTTTTGGGTCTGTCGCTCCAAGTAGCTCTAGCGCTTGCTTCTGAGAAACCTTCTCGGTGTCTTCGAATTTGTAGTCTGGATTTTCCTGCTTCATAGCTACATAGTAAAGAACTCTAAGAGCCCTGCCTTTTGGCTGTCCGTCTGAGAAGATTTCATCTATGCTGCGACCTACTAGTAGTTCTATTTCTTCTACTTGCCCTAGTGTCATTTCGTCGAAGTTCATCATCTTATTTATATCTTTCCTGTGCGTTCATATTCTTTAGTAATTAGTTCTTCTAGTTGCTTGAAATACGTGTCATAGATTTCTTCTCTAGTGTAACCCAGGGCTTTGACAAAGAAAGGCTGCGGCGCTATGTGTCTTTTATACCAGCCCCAATGGATAGGGTTAGCATAAGGTACTCCAGATTTACCGCTTCTGTTATTGCCGGCTCTAATAGTGATCTTGCTAGAAGCAGTAGCACCTATTCTGATACTATCCCTAAGCGCGCCTGTGCGAACCGGGACTAGATTACGTGCCTCATTTACAACCAGCTGACCGGACTCCTGCCCTGCCTTCTTGATTTCTTCTTTAGGAGCCCCCACGTTCTTTAGAGCGCGGTTTATCTCCCTGAGGTTAGTGACCTTTATTCCCGGTTCAACAGCCATAATTAGGCAGTTACTACTGTAACCCCATAGAACTCGGAGCTATCTGCATCATTAGGTGTAGTTACAACTCTAAGGGTAACTGAGAAGGTTGAAGTCTCGTTACTGTTTAGGGTTAGCGGTGGGAGTTCGTTGAACTTGACCACTCCTGAGTAGTGAGGTTCTGATGTGGAAGCTTCAGCATTACCATTAGGAGCAATTACGAAAGTTGCAGTAGTTCCAAAGTTAGCCCACAGAAGTCTGTAAAGAGAACCTGGATCACCGGAGGTAACACCTTCTAGACCTAGAGCCCACTCTCCGCCTACGCGCTGTTCGCAGAAGGTTTGAACATCTCCAGGAGCATCTCCCAGGGTTAGCTCTACCATGTTTACAGCGCAGGCATATTCGACATCTGCAATAAGGAACTTGATGTTCTCTGCGACAATTCTTGTGTTAGTCATTTGATGACCTTTCTAAATAGTTATTTCTAGCTCGACTGAGATATTAGCCGATAGGTATTCAGCGTTATTTGTTTGTAAGTTGTAGGGTTCGTTTACTCGAATCACTCGAGCGTATCGCGGCATAGCATTTAGAACATCGTGTATTGCCTGATCTAGATTCTCTGTAGCCTGTTTGTTCGTTGCCGTTGAAGCAATAACTACTAGTTCTAGATTCAGGTTGTATTCATTACCTAGTGAGCTAGGGGATAGATACGGAGAAGCAGAATTTATAATCACTATCGGCGGCGTTATGCGCTCCGGAACATAATCCAGAACACGAATACCAGCAGCTTCTAAATCTAGTTTGAACTCTGCCTTAGATAGCGTTATTTCATTTGTCATACTGCATAACCAACATAGGGATTCAGTAACGGATACACAGCGCCCATAGGGTCTTTGGCAACCCTGACCGGAGCTCCGTCTAAACTTGCAAACTGTGCCACTCCATTAGGCGCTGACCGCCTGTGAAATAGCTCTGAGGAACAGATAAGCGTTGCCTGCCTGTGTATTTGATCTGGGACTACAGTAATAACGCCGACATAGTTCGCGACCTGCGCAGATCCAGCAGTTAGACAGGATTCAATAAAGGTTCCTGTTTCATCTGTACCTACATAGGCTTGAAGTTCTGCCAACGTTACTACTGTAGTCATTTAGATCTTTCCTTAGGCTACTATGTCTAGCTCTACGATTGCACCGGCGAATGGTGTAGTGATCGCCATGTAACCGTATACGCTGACTGAATCAGTAAGGGTAGTAATGTCACCGTCTGTCAACCGAACAGGTGCGCCTGCTGACTCGAACGACTGGATAGCCTGACTGTTAGCCATGTAGACCTTATTGGCTGTCATAGCTGGATCTACAATTACTGGAAGACCTAGAAGGTTTCCGGCTAGTCCGGGTAGGTTAGCGGTTCCAACATTGTTGAAGCCCTGACCGTCTTGTAGAACTACTGGCCTGCCGTCTGATCCTACGATTGTCATTAGGAACTTGTAGCCCTCAGTAGAAGTAACAATAGCTTCTGGTCGAAGGCCGGTAGCAGAGAAGACACTTGAAGCGCCGTCTGTAATACCCTCGATTAGAGCGGCCACTGTGCCTGCTGAAACGTCGAACACCTTACCGGTCATGTCTAGAGCTTCCACGTGAGCTACAAAAGCAGCGTTAGAAGCGTTTGCATAAGCAATAGTCAAGGCCCGGAATACGGTGTTCAGGTAATCAACCGTTGAACGCTCAATAGTCTGCTTCGAGAAGCTTGTATATCCGCCGTAGGTTGCAACTGCTGCTGAGGTGTTAGCAATAGTTAGGTTACCGAAAGCCAGGGTATCGTTTTCTGCTGACTGCGCTGTCACC